GGGACTCGGCACAGGCCACATAAATGTTGTAACGGTCTAGAAGTGTTTCCATGATGGACTCCGATTAGATGGTTGAGAGGTAGCGCAAGACCAAAGCGTCAACGTAGTATTCCAACGTCAACACTTCAATCACTTGGGCTTTGGTCAAGCCTTGATTGACTAAGGCATCGATGGTTTTTTTGGTACTGGTTGACATGGTCTATGCTCCCTTGGTTGTGGCGAAATTACCACGGCAATGCCCTCGAATAAGGGCATCACGGTGTTAACTCATGCGCAATTTAAGTATGCGGTCACTAACTGCATCTAGTTCGCAATACAGTTTGACCACATACCTGTTGGTGATGTCGTCACCGATTTTGTCTAGGGTTTCGTTGATGTCTACCACGGCGAACTTGCATTGCGCCATGTTGTAGTTCTTTACCTTATGGGCGAACATCTTCATCATTTCGGGATAGTTCATTTCAGCACCTCTACTAGCGTTGTGTGTAGCAATATCGCTATCACGGTTTGAATTATCGATGGATGTTTAAACGACTGTCAATGCGTATGTAAAGTACCTGAGCAAACCTTGGGGTTATTGCAAACGGTCATCGATGCATTCTTATTAGTAGGTGAAACAACCACAGATTTGAACTAAAAGGTGTTACAGGCTGAAAGTATTAATGCAAGGCCAAAAAGTAACTAATATAGAAAAGTATTAAAAACGATTTAAACGGCCTACAAGGCCATCAAAATTTCAAGCCAAGGGGTAGGTAGCCAAAACAACGAAAATCGATTCTAGGGGTGTTTAAATCGATTCTAGAGGCATGTATGTTTGTACAGTAAACACAGGGTAAACCCTTAGAACCTTTTGCGTTTTTGAATACTGTTGATGGACAGTTGCAGGTAAAACTGAATACGTTTGAGGTATGTGAATAAGCCTGTGGATATAGATGTTGATAGTTTGTGGATATGTGTACATGTGGATAACAACAACCTGTGGACAACTTACCTGTATTTGCGTACAATGATGTACAAACAACCAGTAGAGGCGCTACATGAAAAACTATCAGGACAACAACGGCAATAGTGTAGGAAAAACTACTAAGCAAGATTACCTTGATGCACTTGAGGCGGCAGGGGATGAAGGTTATCAAGATGATAATAATGAAGCCGAGGGAAACCTGAGCGAAGCGGAACGGTTAGCGCTTCACGCAGATGCACCACCAAGACGATTAGATGGTCATGTAGTAGGGAGTCAGACACCACGCCCAAGAGCTTTAACAGTCTCGCAGTTGATGTTCGCCCAAGGGGTGATACAAGGCAAGACCTACAGACAGGCATACAGGGATGCATATCCAAATGCCCAAGGCTCAGGGGAAAGCATCACGTCAAGTGCGTACAAGCTAATGCAAGACAGTCGCATACAAAAGATGGTCAATGATGCGTGGGAGCAAACCGCCGATGTACTGGTTGAGGACGTTGTGGCAAGCAAGCGGTACATACTCAAGCAACTTGTTACACATAGCAAGGACGCTCAAACTAAGACATCCGAAAAACTAAAAGCATTGGAACTACTAGGCAAGGCAGTTGGGTTGTTTAAACATGAAGAGAGTGGCAAGGGTGATCAAGCCACGCCTGAGCAATTGAAGCGAGACCTTGCCGTTCACTTGCGTCTGTTGGACAACGTCAAGCCCATCAAGGCCGCATGACAACGGTCATGTGTAGTGCGTGAGCCATCACCTGTGCGGTGCGTTGCGTGATGCGTGTAAACAGGCGGCATGGCATCGATGTAGCGGCGTAGCGGTGACCCACCCGCACCCAGCCCCCCGCTTTGCACGCAGACACCCCCCTGCCCTATTACGCTCTATTCCACTCTAACAAATACATGTTTTCCACAACACCCCCCTTCTCTTTCCAAAAACACACCCCCGGGGGTATATATATTTTGTGTAAACAGTTGCGTACGTACGCATTTGCGTTTAAACTCTCCGCATGACAAAGCGCAGACAACTTGTTTTGGACTTTATTCGGGCTTACATCAAGATTCATGGTGTGGCTCCTGCATACGCGACTATTGCAAAAGGTTTAAACATGAAGTCTAGGTCTAACATCCAGAGGATTGTTCATCGTCTTCAGGACGATGGGTACTTGAGGATTAAGCCGCACAAGTTTAGGTCTATTAAGTTGATAGACCAGTCTGTGAAAGAGATGTCTTCCCTATGAGCTTGCTTACCCGTGACGAGGTTGTGCATTACCTATCCATAGTGGATGGGTTGCCTCCTGTGGAACAAGCAAAGATAAGACAGCTTCTGGAGTACGACAGGGTAGAGAGGTGTCGTGAGTCCTACCTGACGTTCGTAACAAACATGTGGCCGGGGTTTATCTCGGGTAAACACCATGCCATCATGGCTGATGCCTTTGAGCGTGTTGCTAATGGCTCCTTGAAGCGCTTAATCATCAACATGCCACCTCGACACACGAAGTCTGAGTTCGCCTCTTATTTGCTTCCGGCGTGGTTTCTAGGACGGTTTCCTGAAAAGAAGATCATCCAGACTGCACACACCGCAGAACTGGCTGTTGGATTTGGTCGTAAGGTTAGAAACTTAGTACAGTCAGAGATGTATGGAAAAATTTTCGATACCAAACTTTCGACGGATTCGAAGGCTGCTGGACGGTGGAACACTGACAAGGGTGGCGACTACTTTGCGATTGGTGTTGGTGGTGCTGTTACCGGTAAGGGTGCTGACCTACTGGTGATTGATGACCCTCATTCGGAGCAGGAGGCTAAACAAGGCAATCCTGCCGTCTTCGACGGGGTCTATGAGTGGTACACATCTGGCCCGCGCCAGCGTTTACAGCCCGGCGGGTCTATTGTTATTGTGATGACCCGCTGGTCTAAGAGAGACTTGACGGGGCAAATCCTCAAAAACAGCGAAAAAGACGGTACTAACGACTGGGAAGTGATTGAGTTCCCTGCAATCTTGCCTTCTGGTAACCCTTTGTGGCCCGGATTTTGGAAAAAAGAGGACTTAGAAGCTCTAAAAGCCGAACTTCCCGTGTCTAAATGGGAGGCGCAGTACCAACAAAACCCAACCGGCAACGAAACGGCCATCATTAAGCGTGACATGTGGCAGATTTGGGATGGAGACTACCCTCCCGCCTGCGATTACATCATCCAGTCTTGGGATACGGCGTTTGAGAAGAACAACCGCGCAGACTATTCAGCCTGTACCACATGGGGTGTGTTTAAACATCCAGACAAAAACGGGGAAATGAAGTCCAACATCATTGCTTTGGATTCTTTCAAGAAACGTATGGAGTTTCCAGAGCTAAAACAAAAAGCTTTGGAGATGTGGAAGGAATGGAACCCAGATACGTTGATTATTGAAAAGAAAGCCGCTGGCGCTCCGTTGCTTTATGAGCTTCGACGCATGGGAATTCCTCTTCAGGAGTTCACACCAAGCAAAGGAAACGATAAGATAGCACGTGTAAACGCAATCTCTGACTTATTTGCGTCGGGCGTGGTTTGGTGTCCGACCAATCGGTGGGCGGATGAGCTTATGGAAGAGCTTGCATCCTTTCCCAATGGCGATCATGACGACTTGGTTGACTCAACATCGCAGGCTTTGATTCGTTACCGACAGGGTGGGTTTATTCAGATTGAGTCTGATGAACCTGATGACATTCAATACTTCAGGAGTCGCCGCCAAGAGCGGTACTACACGGTGTAAACATGGAATTAAAAAAAATCGAAGGCGGTTACTACAAGCCCGGTACTCCTGAGTACGAGCGTTTTCTCAAAACGATTGAGCCACACATCAAAGCTGGCGCAAAACCTTTTGGCGTTCATAACGTGTATTTCCCTAAAGAGAAAGACATAAGTTTAGAAAACTACATTGCCGCCCGTAGAGCCAACCCTTTAAACAAGTTTGGCGCTAAAGACAGGATGGAAACCCAAGACTACGGGTTTGATAAAGAAACAATGGGCAACCTGCTTGCCGCATACAACGACGCAGTTAAGCACCACGGCGTTCCAAAGATGCACCCAGACGACCTTGCCAACATGGCCTTGGTTGAGGGTCGTTCAAACTTTGGCTACAACGAATACAACCAAAACAATAAAAAAGCCAACAAGATTGTTCAAGACTTGATTAAACGCGGGCATGACCCGTACGCAGCAGGGTTCCCTGTTGCTATTTTGGACAAACATCAAACTGCACAACGCCTTGGCGTACCCGTCTATCAAGTATGGAACGGCGCGGGCAAGGCGGCTAAGGAATACGCAAAACGTATTGAACAACACAAATACGCAGTAGAGCATCCCAAGAATAAACCCCTGCGTCAGTTCATCAGAGAGAAGGTTGGGTTCGTAGAAGACCCTGACCAACAGGTTGCAGAAGCAGATACAGGGATGGAACCTGAGTCATTTAAACGCGGCGGATCAGTGAAAATGCCCGACAATTACAGCCAAGGTAGCTGGAAACTTATTTAAGGAATAAATCATGGCAACAAGTTCAATAGGTAAAAGCTTATACGCAGCACCCGAGGGGATGCCTATGGGTCCTGATATTGAGATTGAAATTGAGAACCCTGATGCGGTTCACATTGGAATCGACGGCCTAGAGATTGATTTAGAACCTCGTAAAGAAACCGCAGAAGACTTTGACGCCAACTTGGCAGACTACATTGACGACAGCGTTTTAGCAAGTTTAAGTTCTGAGCTGCTAGACGACTTTGAAAAAGACCAGAACGACCGCAAGGACTGGGTCCAAATTTACGTTGATGGCTTGAAGCTTCTTGGCTTGAAGTACGAAGAACGTACAGAACCTTGGCAGGGAGCCTGCGGTGTATTCCACCCCATGCTGACAGAGTCGGTCGTAAGGTTCCAAGCCGAAGGCATTATGGAGACCTTCCCAGCATCTGGTCCTGTAAAGACGCAGATTATTGGTAAAGAAACTCCCCAGAAGGAAGATTCGGCAATCCGTGTCCAGCAGGACATGAACTACCAACTAACCGAGATAATGACGGAGTACCGCCCAGAGCATGAAAAGCTCCTGTGGTCTTTGCCCATTACAGGCTCCGCATTTAAAAAGGTTTACTTTGACCCCAACAAGGGCCGTCAAGTAGCTGTGTTTATCCCCGCCGAGGACATTGTTGTCCCATACGGCGCTTCAAGCATTGAAGATTCTGAGCGTGTGACGCATGTCATGCGCAAAACAAAGAACGAAGTTCTAAAGCTACAGGAGGCAGGCTTTTACCGCGACGTAGATTTGGGCGACCCATCCTACGAACTAGATGACATTGAGAAGCAAAAGGCTGAAGAGCAAGGCATGTCCGCGATTCAGGACGACAGATTCCGCATTCTTGAGATGCATGTTAACCTAGACATTGACGGCTTTAACCATGTAAACAAAGACGGAGAAGAGACAGGGATTGCCCTGCCCTACGTTGTTACAGTGGAAAAGGGTTCTGGCGAAATTTTAGCAATTCGAAGGAACTGGTATGAAGATGACATCCTCCACACAAAGCGACA